TTCCTAATCTTTCTGTGATTAAATGTGGTCTACTAATAGCAGAACCCACAACCACGGAATATGCACCTAAATTAAATGCCTTTTTCACTTGGGAATTTTCCCAATATCTTCCTTCTGCTAAAATAGGAATAGATGGGAAAGACTCCACCAACTCATGAACCAAACTATAATCAGGTTCAGTTTGTTTGTTGCAGTCAGAAGTATACCCACTCAATGCTGTTGTTAATGCACAGCATCCACTTTCTATTGCCACAAGTGCTTCTTTGAAATTTGATATGTCTCCGATTATATTTCCCTGATTAGTTGCTTTTTCTAATTCTTTATATTTACAACGATTAGTTGCGTCCATAGCAACAAAATCAGCACCACTATGAATCAATTCGATTGCATCCTCGTATGTGGGTGTTATGTAAACAGTCCCGTCAGAAAAACTACTTTTTGTCAATCCAATTATAGGCACCTTGATATATTTTTTTACCATCCTAACATTATATGAACCACATAGTCTAAGACCAACGCAACCACCTCTAACTGCTTCTTTACAAAATTTAACTATATCTTCTCCCTGAGAAAATGCACTACCCAGTTCAACCTGAACTGATACAATTAAACCTTTTGGAATTTTCATCTGTTTGCATTTTCATATATTGAAAAATGTGATAAGTCTTTATGCATACCAGAAGTTTCTAAGTCTTCATTATGTTCATTAATTTCCTTAAACAATTCCAACCCTTCTGCTGCTTGCTCAGGAGGCATATACATGTTCCATCCAATCATATCAAAGGAATCGTCCTTATATAATTTATCCATATGTCTTCCTTCATAACGAGCAACCTTGAACCATTCATATGCATCCTTATCGTTCGTTAATATCATTCCACCCTTACCAATTGGAATATGTTTTCTTCTATGAAAAGACAAACAGTAATATGAATCGGGTACATACATTCCTTGTGTCATTCGAGTCGCAGCGTCCCACACGGGATATGGATTGAGTTGATATGCACCACTCCATTCAACGTCTTCAAACTTAACTTGACATCCAGCATGAATCACTGTACATGGAACAGAGACATAAGTTCTCTTTGGTATAATAATTTCGCCATCTGCTTTTAGATATTTGAGACACAAGAACATCGCGTCTGTGCAATTATCTACAGCAACAGCGTACTTACTACCGGCATATTTTGCTAAGACCTTCTCAAATAAATCCACCACATCCCAAGGATCGGAGAGTTTATATTCGTCCATATATTTTTGTACTAACATGCGGAACCTAACTTTGCATTTTCAATAGGATCAAATGTATCTGGAGTTTCATCACGACTCATTCTATCATAATACCCACCAACTGTAAAGGGTTGTTTTGTAGTGCATGTAACTCTTTCACATTTTTCATCATATGCAAAGCCGGGCATAACTCTAAAATCAAATGAAACTCTAGTTTTCCCGGTATCATTATCCATATTTCCGTGACGACATTGATTTAAATATCCAATCATGAATTGACCATAATTTAAATTAACAGGAGCAAAATCACCAAGTCCCGGAAGACTCTCCACCCAAATTGTATTATTATTAAATGATTTAGTAAGTGGTAGATAAATATTCAATTCACCTAATGGATGTCTGTGATGATCATCTCCATCTGAATGCCACCTATATACTGCCTTTGCACCCGGACGACAGAAACGTATTCCGGGTGTTGCTTGGTAAAGAAGAACATCATCTTCAAAAAGTGGGAAGATAATTTCTCTTACAAATGCTTGATATAAATTATTAAACTCTGGCCATCCACCGTTAGCATCTATTCTTTTATAGTAGTCTTTATGAAAGGATGTATGTGTATCTTTACCGAGAGTTAAATTTGTTTTCTGATCTTCGTTATCCAGATTGTCTAGAGTAGTATCATATAAACTACCAATTATATCTGCAAAATAATATTTCTTAGTGTCATAATTTAATATTTTCATTCTATTCCCTGTATAAAAAAGTACAGTTGTCTCCGTCCTGATGAAGTAAAGTATATTCAGACAACAACAAAGTAGCCAAATCATTTTGTAGTTTTTCGGTTTCTATAGAATATTTATCTCTAGTCAATTCAAATTTTACAGAAATTAAAGTAGGACGAACCTTAGTTTCTTTCATCATGTGCAGAAGTGATGCGACTTCTGCTCCTTCGATGTTTAACTTTATAGCATCAATGTGATCATGATTTAAAGTTTCCATGATAGAATCTATCTTCATTACTTTCAATATTGTGAATCTATCTGTTGCTTGAAGGTTATCAATGCTCATACTGATATGTTCTTCATTTTGTGGGTGGAAAAAATTAATATCTGTATCTATTAATGAAATTTCAGGTATATAAAAGTTTATTTGTGCATTTATTTCTGTATTTAAGGAATCTATGTCTATATTCTGTTCGAAAAGATGGTGTTTTAATCCTACACCAAAATTAGGTTCATTTACTCTTTCACCTTGTTCTGTTAACAAAAGATTTAATAAATTAGATTTTACTTGTTCTTTTAAAGTTTGAGTTCCTTTAAACATATTATTATCATCTAAAGGAAAAGCAACCCCAATACTAACATTTTTATTAATATCTAATGGACTTATTCTTCTTGTAGAATTTAATATAGGCATTTATTATCTTCCTTTTTTCTTAGCTATTGCTTTCATTAAACCACTATAATCTCTTGTTACTGCGTTTGCTACTGGTTCAGGCATTCCTGTTGTATCCATAGGCATTGGAGCTCCTGTTGTAAAAGGGTTAGCCATACTTGCTGGTGAATTTCCTGATTCTAAATTAGTATCTCCTGCTGCTGTTTCATTTAATAACGCATTTAAAGCTGCATCCTTTGTATAATTTTGATTTGGAGTATCTTTTGTTATTAAAGGTTTTTTACCCATTATTTTCTCTTTTAAAGAGGATTGTTGGGGTATTTCAATCTTTTTTTCAGTATGTTCTACTATAGTTGGTTTAAATTCATCACGTAAATCTTCTTTAAGTGATTTAATTTCTCTGCGTAACGCATAATCGATTTCTTCTCTAACTACTTTTCTAATTAGATTTTCAAAAGTTTTTGCTTTCATGTTTGTCTGTGTTTGTTAATAAATATAAAATTTTTTAAGGTAATGGTACAGTTTTTACTTCATAGCTTGTTTGAAGATCATCTTCTGTTCTTATTAACCTTTCTATTATTTTTGTTTTTCCTTCTATTTCTAAATCTGTTAAAAGATCACTATATAATATAGTCATTTTATCTCGTATATTACTTGTGTCTATTGGTGTTAATGTTCCTTGTGCTGCTTTATTTATAGCTATTTGAAGTTGTTCGTCTAGTAAATTAATATTTATATTTCCATCATTACTTACAGGAGATTGATCAGCTACATTACATTTTTTAATATAATTTCTATATAAAAATATTGCAAAATCTTTTAATTTAACTATCACTGCTATTAAACTTTTAATTGCAGCTATGACAATTTCCATAATACTAAATAATTTTTCTATTGCTTTTAATATTGTTGGTAAAGTTGCTACTATTGTTAAAGCTAATTTTGCATATTCTTTTACTTTACCAAGAATTAATCTTTTTTTCTCTCCCATAAAATCAATAACTTTTCCATTAGCTAAAGGACCTGAGGAAGTTGCTAATGCTACTTCAGCTGCTATTACTACTATTAATAAAGCTGGTACTAATATGTCTTGTAATATTTCTATTATTTTTTGTATTTTAGGTATTACTTTATCTCTTATTTTTTTTAGTTTTTTATCTATATTTTGAGTTTTTTCTAATCCTTTTTGGGGGATTTTTTTTAAATTATCTAAAAGATTAATAAGTTTTTCATATATTTTTGTCATTTTTGCTTGAGATCTAGTATCACAAGCATTAGATATAAATTTATCTTTAAGTTCATCTTTACTAGGGAGTTTTTCTTTTACTTTTTGAACTTGTTTTGTACCTTGATTTCTTAAATCTCCTTTAACTTTATAAAGTTGTTTATCTATTTGACTGTTTATTAAATTTCTTATTGTTGTAGATGACATACTATGCTATTTTAGTAATTTTACTTTTAAAATTTTGAATATTATTTTTTAAATCTTCTATTTGTTGTTTTCTTAATGATAACATTGTTTTATTTGAAGGATTTGGACCAGTTGGTGCCCCAGGAGCTGTTGTTATAAATGCAACTTTTGTAACTAAATCATCAATTAATCCTTCAAGACATTCTAATAAATCTAATAACCAAATATCTCCTAAATAATCTCCTAATACTGCTGGTTCTGTGGGTAATATATCTTCTCCATATTCTCTTTTTAATCCTAAATAAATATTAGGGGAATTTATTACTACTTTACTTGCATTGTCTCCATCTTTTTTATCACTAGTATCAAAATGAATACTACCATTAGTACTAAATCCTATTGCTTTATTAGAAAATAAAAGAATAGCATCATCTTTAGCATTAAATAATAATCTATCTGAATTTATTATTACTTGTTTTCCTTGATATGTTTCTGGGGCGTCTGGTTTATAAGTCATTTTATTAGGAATCTAGTTGAGCTTTTGCTAATTTAATTAATTCTTCTTTTGATCCAGCTTGCATTTGTTGGGTTAACAATATATTCATATCATCATCTTTAACTGTTATACTTCCATAACTATTTCCTCTTCCATTCCAATAATAACCTCTATTAGGTTCTACTTGGTCTGCATTTGGGTGTTTAGATACAGGGGGTTCTACATTTTCAGATTCTTCCATTATGTATTCAGGATATGCTCTTTTTATATCATGTTGATATTCTCCTATTTGAA